AGAAATGATATAATTCAGTCAGGTCTGAGGCTTTCGCCTCATTCCTAACCTTTATTTTTTTTATTTGATACTTTGAAGTATCATGTGTATTACTGATATTAGAGTGCCAACCTCTAATGCCAGCTTGGTGAGCTTTCTGACTAAAACAGTTAGCTCATCAATTTTTTTATACCATTTCTTCATTGATTTTCTCCTTTCTTTGTTTCTTATAGATACAGTATAGTATCTTTTTTCTACCTTGTCAATAGTTTTGTTTCTTTTTTCAACTTTTATTATTGACTTTTTTCCCCTTAAAAGCTATGATAAGAACATAGACACTTATAGAAAGACTAACTATTAAAAGTCAAGCCTTAAAATGATATTTTTTAAATAAAGTACAGAAATGTATTTTAGATATATTTGGAATACAGTTAGAGTTCCTTGCACTTTGGAAATTGCATGACAAAAAGAGCATCATGATAGGTGCATGAAAAAGGAGTATTGAATTAGAGTTAATTAAGCTACTTTAATGTATTGCTGATTCGATTTTACAAGATGATAAATAACTCGAACCAGTTTTTTGACGGAATGAGATATTGCAACGTTATAATGCTTGCCTTCAGCTCGTTTCTTGGCAAGGTACCCGGCAAATGTCGAATCCCAGTGGCAAACATACTTGGCTGCATTGTACAGGGCATATCGTAGGTATTTGGAACCTCGTTTTTCCATGTGAGAGTATGCTGAGTCAAGCTGTCCTGATTGATATGTTGATGGTGAAAACCCGGCATAAGCTAAGATTTTATCAGGAGAATCAAACCGACTGAAGTCACCGATCTCGGCAATGATCATAGCGCCCATACGATAGTTGATACCTGGAATACTGAGAATTGGAGAATTAATTTCATCCATGATAATTTTAATTTCATTTTCGATTTCCTCAATCTCAGAACCAAGTTCCAGTATCAACTGGATAGTATGTTTTAGTTCAAGAGATTTAGCCGGCATATTTGAGCCGATAGAAGCTCTTGCAGCTTCCCTGAAAGTTATGGCGGTATCTTTACCATATCGACCTTTAGATGCATCTGAAAGAAGATTTGTAAGTCTGGTAAGATGTGCACCGGCTATATGTTTAGCCCCGGGAAATTCAGAAAGCAATGCATAAACGGATGCCATATGAAGTGTTGGTACAAGTTTTTCTAATTCAGGAAATAAGATACAGACCAGTCTTGAAACAGAAGTTTTTAGCTTGGCACGTTCTTTCACCTTATCAAAACGATAACGAGTTAATGACTTTAATTCTTCGTTGTGGTAAGATGTGTCTGAGTAGGACTTCAAGTTCACATCAGACATTAGCATGTAAGCAATCGTGCGGGCATCTACTTTATCCGTTTTCGTGAGTCTAAGGCTTAGACTTTTTCTGTACAGATTTGAATGTAACGGATTGATGACATAGGTGGTCAGACCTTTATCAATGAGATATCCTAAAAGATTGTAATTATAGTGTCCGGTAGCTTCTAGTCCTACTTTTACTTTTGTTACATCTTCCATAACAGATTCTATTCTTTGGTAAAGGACATTGAAACCATCTTGATTGTTAGAAATGGTAAAAGCTTTAAATAATACTTCTCCATTAGAGTTTGTGATAAAGCAATCATGTTTATCCTTAGCGACATCAATTCCTACGTAAATCATAATAATCTCCTTTAAAATGTATTTGATACTGTTTTAGAACCACAGGGACTCCTTGCGATTGTAGCCTCGTTCTAAATAAACCGTCATGCGGTATCTAACTGATTAACAAATGAGCAAAGAGACTGTGGTTGGAGCCTTTCTAAAACCATCAAGTGGTAGGAGGTTTAGACCAATCCACAGCATCTTATATATCATAGTCGAACCTACGGAAGAGGTAAAGAAAAGACTATGACTTAATAGTTATAAAGACCTTGGAGAGGGTCTCTAAAAACTACTACTATATAATACGAGGAGGTCTAATGGGAGACAGATTACGAGAGCTTCGCAAAGTCTTAGGGCTTTCAGGCGAAAAGTTTGGAGAACGAATAGGTGTAAAAAAATCTGCTATATCTAAAATAGAGAGTGGAACTGTTGGATTAAGTGATTCAAATATTCTGGCTATTTGTAGAGAGTTTGACGTCAATGAGACTTGGCTCCGAACCGGAGAAGGCGAAATGTTTCTAAAGCTTGACAGAGAAACTGAGATTGCTAAACTTACACGAGATTTGTTATTAGAAGAAGAAGACTCTTTTAAAAATAGAGTTATATCCGTACTTGCAAAGCTTACACCGGAGCAGTGGAAAGTGCTTAGCGAAATAGCTGAAGGACTAATAAAAAAAGACTAGGCACCCACCGAAGTGGGCCATACCTAATCTAAGAATGCTTTTATGAGTTTGTAGATATATCTTAGTTGTTTTTCACTAAGCTTATCCAATAACTCAACAATCAATTTTTTATACTCTCCATCCACCTAAATACCTCCTTGACGCACTATAAGGTAGCGATAAAGTCATTATATAGAACATATGTTCTAATGTCAATTATGATTTTTATTTACAGGAAGTAGCATGGTGGTGGTTTTGCAACTAAAAAGAAAGGAGGACGTATTATATTATGAACATTGTTGCAGTGGACTTGTTCTGTGGAATCGGTGGGCTTACACAT